AAGTCTGAAATCTTCATTGTATATTCGCCCTTCAACTATGTGTTCCGCTTTGCGATACCACTTACCATTAATGTTATCATTATAATATTTAGCATCCTCTAAAACATTGTTTAGAAACTGCTGTTTTACTTCTTCGTAGTTTACATCACCCCTAGTCGTATGTAAAGACAAAATTACTCTTTGGAAGTTTTCTTTTCCCAATTCCTTGACATCAGAGAGCAAGTCTGTAGAAGAGCCATAATACTTCTTCCAATCCGACTCTTTGCGAACTCTCTTTGTCTTTCCCTTTTCTTTGCGTAGTGTGTAGAAATACTTTCTGCCGATATAGCATCGGCCACTATCTTTCCGAATGATGACATAAACAAACCCTACATACTTTTGTATGTCCTCTGAAGTAAAAGGTTTTCCATTGAATGTCCAAGGATTATCGTAATCAATCTCTGTAATCATCAAAATCTAGTTCATCATACTCATCATCTACATCATGCACCCAATCTTCTTCATCAAGTTCGATGTCCATTTCAGAGCCACAGAACGCACAATAGACGGGCTCGTTTTTCTCCGAACCTTCTACTATAAGTTCATATGATACACCACAAGAGTCACACTCTAGTTCATATACCATTTCGTCTACTTGACTCATACTGGACACCCTTCCTGATTTGATTGAATCTGATAGTATTTAGTATACAACGAAACTAGGCCGCTGAAGCGTATGCGTCTGTCCAATCTCCTGTCAAACCAGCAACCTCATATTCGGTCACACGATTTTCAAAGAAGTTAGTATGGTCAGCACCATTCAACACCCACTCAAGCCAAGGTAATGGATTTTCTTTTACCTTAAAGTTTGTCTTCAAACCAAGTTGAAGTAGTCGTCTGTCAGTGATGTAGCGAATGTATTGCTTCACTTCATCCTTTGACAAGCCTTCGATATCACCCATCTCATATGCTAGGTCAATAAACTTATCCTCAAGTTCCACTGCATAGCGAGACATCTGATAGATATCTTTCTTGAACTCATCGTCAACGATACGAGGATGTTCTGAACAGAATGCACGAAAGAGTTTTGATACACCTTCGACATGAATTGATTCATCTCTGATTGACCATTCAACAACCTTACCCATACCTTTCATCTTACCGAAACGCTGGAAGTTAAGAAGCATCACAAATGATGCAAACAGAGCGACACCCTCATTGAAGACTGACTTTGCAAGTGCTAGTCCTAGTCCTCTTTGTGTTGTTGTATCACTGTCTGTCATGAAGTCAATCTTATCTGTCATCTCTTGATACTCAAGAAACGCATGGTATTCACTATCTGGCAATCCTAGTGTTTCATTAAGAAGCGCATACGCTCTTTGGTGAATGCCTTCTCTTGTAGCAAACGAACCAAGCATATTGCGAACTTCATTATTCTTGAACTTAGGAATGAACTGGTCATAATAGTTCTGTCCAACAGCAACATCAGATTGCGTGAATAGTCGTAGGATGTTTGTGATATATTCTTTCTCAGTTGCAGAAACCTTACCACCCTTCCAGTCTGTCACATCTTCAGACAAGTCTACCTCATCTTCAATCCAGTGAACCTTCTCATGTCGTGTTGTGATTTCAACAGCCCATGGATAATGAAACGGTTTGTATGTCTTGGAGAACTCCATAAGTCCACCAGACTTTTTCTTTAGCAACTGGTCAGCCCTTTCCATCAACTGATTGTAACCACCAATGTGTTTACCGTCAATAAAGATTTGTGGAACAGAGTTCACTCTACGAACTTGTGAACCTTGTTCGATAGTTTCAACCACACCATTGAGTTTCTGATAAAACGCAAGTCTTTGCTCTTCATTATCTAATACATTCTCTGTATATGAGAATCCATGCTTGTTAAACCAGTCCTTGGCCATCACGCAAAAAGGACAATCTGATTTTGAATAAATTACTACTTCCATATTTCTCTCCTAGCCTTGACAAGCAACACATTCGTCTTGTGACATTTCAGTGAAGTCTTGCAGTTTTTCTCTTTCGATTTTTTGTGCAACATTTTCTGCTCTTTGGGATGTTTCTGTTCTTAGATAATACATACCCTTACATCCATACTTCCAAGCATTGAAGTGTGTCTTATGTAGATAACCTCTACTTGCTCCAGCAGGGAAGAAGACATTAAGCGATTGTCCTTGACACAAAAACTTTTGTCTATCACCAGCAAGTTTGACAACCCAATCTTGGTTGATTTCGATACCTGTTTTGAAGACTGCTTTTAGTTGCTCAGACAAGAAGTCTAAGTGTTGTACAGAGCCACCATTAGTAATAATGGAACTCCAAACATCTGGTGTATTCTTACCAAGTTTTTCTAGTTCTTCTTCTAGATATCTATTCTTCGTCAAATGAGAGCCGGCTCTTGTACGAGATGTAAATGCATTTGCTTTCCACGGCTCAATAGATGGTGATGTATTACCAATAAGAGAAGAGTTAGCATTAGGTGCGATAGCAAGCATATGAGCATTGCGTCTACCAGTGCCTTCCATATCTGGTGCTTCACCCCTCTCAAAACCTAGTGTATTTGATTCCTTGATTGATTCTTCTTGAATATATCTGAATATATTTTCATTGAGAACCATAGCATCCTGAGACTCAAAAGGAACACGATGCTTTTGTAAATAGGAATGAAAACCCATAGCACCAAGTCCTAGTGAACGCTCCTGTTGTGCAGAATATCTAGCACGACTGATTTCATCACCAGCATGGTCGATGAAAAATTGTAGCACATTGTCCAAGAAACGAATCAAGTCACGAATCATTTGCGTTTCTTTCCACTCATCAAATCTTTCAAGATTGACAGAAGATAGACAGCAAACGGCAGACCTATCTTCACTAGTAGGAAGATGAATTTCGTTACAAAGATTACTACCACGAATCTTTAGTCCTTTCTTTTTCATCGTTTCTGGTAATGCACGATTAGCAGTGTCGATGAAGTTAAGATAAGGCTCTCCAGTGCGAAAACGAATCTCTAAGATTTGTTCCCACAAGTGTCTTGCTCTCATAGTGTCACGAACAGAATCATCATTAGGGTCTTTCAAATCCCACTTTTCGTCATTCGCAACTGCTTCCATAAAAGCATCTGTAATATTAACTGCATGGTGTAGATTCAAACACTTACGATTGACATCACCAGTCGGAACTCTCATATTGATAAACTCAATAATGTCTGGATGGTCAATGTCGATATAAGCGGCGTAAGAACCTTTTCTTGTGCGTCCTTGACGATATGCTACCATATCAGCATCTACTGTGTGTAGAAAAGGCATAGGCCCAGGCGCTTTGTTAGATACGGAACGAACATCTGACCAGTGACCTCCTACACCACCACCTTTTACAGATAGCCAGCGTAGTTCAGCAGAATGGTCGATTAGTCCTTCCAGCGAATCAGGAACATATGTCAAAAAGCATGAGATAGGAAGTGCTTTAACCTTCTGTCCTTTCTCTGGTGCATTTGATAGCACAGGAGATGCAAACATAAACCAACCCTTAGAGACATATTCATAAATTCTTTGAGCAAGTTTCTTATCACCATAACTGTAAGCAGAAGCCGCTCTCGCAAAAGCGTGTTGAGGTGATTCCTCACTCTCTGTACAGTAATAGTCTTTAAGAAGTTTATAACCTTGCTCAGAGAGAATAGAATCCCTATCGAGGTCAATGTTTACACCCATATATCTCATTGATTGTTCCTTATTTTTTGATTAGATTTTTTGATAGAGGAAAGATGTCAGCAATGACTGTAGCACAAGCCTGAGCAATTTCCATGTGTTCTTTTTGAGTGCCATTTGCACTTCTTAGTTCTATATAGTGAACCCATGAACGAATAGTTCCATTCATTAGCAAACGAGTCTTTGTTAAACCTTCTGGTAAAACTGCTCTTGCTTGTTCCTTTGCAATACCGTGATTGATTGCCCATTCATATGCATCTTTGCATTGATTGATTACACCAACTTGTCGTCTTTGCCATTCTGTTGCTACCTCAACCATCTGAGGATTTTCCATGATATCAGGTGTCAACTCAATTGAGTTTTGTCTATTCTCTTCATCCTGTAGACGACATTCACGATACTGAAACCAATCTCCCATAGAAGATGGTTCAGCATACCTCTGACTGAACTCTTGAAAAGAAAAGGAACGGTGTCTTACCATTTGGTGTGCGATGTCTCTAGTTGTTTCAATCTCCAAGCAAGCACTAGCCATTTCCAAAGGACTCCAATGCTTATGCTTAATCAAGTATTGGATTAACTTTGTAGATGTCTTTGTGTTAAGTTGATTTGCAGGATTTGAAACTCTAGCGCAGTATGATATTAGGTCTTGTACATCATCAATGCCTTCAGACAAAAACTTCTCTGTTGGCTTGGAATAGGAAACCAGCCTTACATTCATATCTTTCTCCACTCTGTGAGTTTTAATTTTGCTGTCAAATTTTGAAATGTGTTATCATTTATAATCCTAAGAATCTCTGAAATGCTCATTTTCGCTAGTATCATATCATTAATATCTTTTTCTTTCAAAAAACTTGGCCAGACACATACAGAGGCACCAGCAGAAATATTTTTTTCCATCTTCTTGATGATTTCACTACTTCTTGGTTCATTATCATAAACATATACAACATCTGGTAGGTTCAGAGACTTCATGTCTGCACCAGCCATTGCAAGACTGTTTGGTAGGAACATACTGTCTATAGGTCCTTCAGTG